AAGATCATGTCAATGCACGACGAAGATTTGGAGGTCCATTCCATAAGGGTAAACGGAACCCTCCATCCCTCCGATACCGTGTGCATGGCCATGGACCTAGCCCAGAGCCTTTGTCGCACCAAATACATGTTCGCGACCCATTCTGATGTTTTTCTGATGCGCAGAAACTTCTTGGAAAATCTACTGTCAATCTGTGGCGATGAGCCCGAAAAATACCCAGTCGTGGGCTACGAGATGAGCCCCAGACAGCACGACGATTGGAGAGGAATGATCAGCCATACGGCCACCATGTATCACCTGCGAACTCTTGATCAAATCGGATTCGGATGGAGCATGAGGAGGCTCACGGCTATATATGGATTGGAAAATCAGGAGCCCCACCCCGACAGACCCAATTGGCCCGACACAGAAATATTGGGAAATTTGATACTGAGACAAAACGAAATAAGAACTAAAATAATAGGAAGAGAAAAAAACTTCCAAAGAAACAAAGATGAAAATATAGACCATTCCAGAAGCATCAGCCTCGGAATGCTGTACGCTCCGGCCTACTACGAAACCGCCAAGAAATGGTTTGACGAGTCAAAGGCCGAAGCCGAGGAAAGAATACGTTCATGGAAGAACGAAAACAAAAAGGCGGTTTAAGTGAACGAGTATCTGAACAACAAGGTTTTTGAGAAAATAATAAATCAGTTCCAAGATTCAAAGAAAAGCAAGGTGAGGCTTGATATTTTGATGAGCGAGATATCCGAAACCATATCTCGCAAGAAAATAAGAAAAGTGCCCGCGTCCAATGACAAATCAAGATTGAAAGAAAAAGAGTCTCTCCTCGCCCTTGCGTCCCAAGACCACGACGAATCAAAAAGCAAGCTGGCGGTGGCCTTCTTCACCCTTTCGGAGAACATAGTCAGGTATGCCAAATTTCAACTCATAGACACGGATGACGCCGTTCAGGAAGGTGTGATGATATGCTTTGACAAAATAGACCGATTTGATTCCCGAAAGGGCAAGGCATTCAACTACATGACCACGTGTATATTGAATCATTTCAGGCAACTCTATAGGACTGCAAGGAATTACAATGAACTAAAAAAGAAGTACCTAAACCATATACAAATGCTTGAGGGTAATTCTTCATTCAAGAATGGAAAGCCCATGTTTGACAATCAAAATTAATTGATGTTGATAATATTAATAAATTCATTTACAATGCAAGCAAGCGATAGAAAAAGGACAACTTTTAATGAGCAGCGGAATAGAATATCTTGAAAGACAAGAACTAATAAAGAAACTTATAGAAAATGGATATGGAGACATAGTACAGGCCCTTCTGGACGACGAAAAGAAGGTCTATACAAAAAAAGGCAGGCTCAACAAAAGCGGAGCATGCAGAAGACTCAAGCTGAAAGCAAAGCAGTTGGAAGACAAACTCGCGGAGATGAGAGAGTTGTTGAAGAAGGATATGGAGTGATCAACCGGAGCAATCCTCGGTCCAAGCCCGGTCGTACCGGAGCGTCAGTTCCACGGTCACGTAATCGTTGTTGCTCATGTCCAGATCGCCCCATTCTATGTTATTGGGCCACACGTTCATAAATATCCATCGTTCCATAACGTTTCCGCATCCGTCGTACATCTCAAGTCTTGCTTTCTTTTTCCAAGCAGTTCCAGCCGGGCGTTTCCAAGTGCCTTTGTCTTGGCAAGGCTCGTACTGCTCCTTGAGCCATTTGAATATTGGGTTGCCGTTTCCCTTAAGGTCAAACAACGTCAATGTCACCGGTTTCCAGTCGGGTTTTCCAGCGAAATAAATCGTCTCATTGAGGTGTTGTGCCTCTATCTCTTTGAAATTAAGGCTGGGTCTGGCCCCCTTGTCTGGAGGTAGAGCACTGGTCCCGTCATCGCACACTCCGTCTATCTTGAATAGCCAACGGAACTTGCGCATCATACAAATGCTGTCTGATCCTATCTTGCCGAGACCCATGTTTCTTCCCATTATCATTCCTCCGCCATAATTGAGTCCGATGCAAAAAAAATGGGGCCGGTTTGCCCGGCCCCATCGTGTGATATGTGATCAAAAACAACTCAACTGCAACCGCAGCACTGCGAATCAGGATTGTTGCCGCAAAGGTTCTGGTACCTGACGCCCGAGTAGCGTATCGTGACCTCTATGGTCACTTCCTCGGACGAAGCGTAATCCAGTTCTCCGAAGTTGACCGCCTGGGGCCAGCAGTCCTGCAACTCCCATTTTTCAAGGGGATTGCCGCAACCATCATACAGGGTGCATATGCCGCTTCCGGTATAGCACTCTCTCTTTGAACTCTGCGTCAGCGTAACCGGATTGGTGTAGTCATAAACGTCGGCGATCCAGCTCCAAAGAGGAACGTTGTCATTTCCTGTCACGTCGTAATAAGTGACCGTGATGGTCTCCCATGTGCCCTTACCGGGAATATAGGTCTTACCGTTGAGGAAATTGATTTCGGTTTCTTCTATGCTGAGATTTGGCCTGGCCGCCATTTTGACGAAACTTGTCGGCACGCCACCACGACCACTTCTGGTCACTTCGAAGGTCCACCGAAACTTCCTCTTATGGATGATGTCCGGCTGACCTATCCTACCCAAACCCATGTTAATCGGCATTTTCTTGTTCTCCTATTTATTGTTTCTCTTGTTTATCAGAAGGTGTCTGAACCAGCCTCGAAGCTTCCAGTCCTGTGGATGCTGAACTCGATGAACATGAATTCAACCGCCCTTGTCGGCTGAACGCCGATTCTGGCCCTGAACTCATTCCTGTCAATCACGTCAGGCGTGTTCAACTCTTCGTCGGCCTTGATAATGAAGGCCGTGAGTCCTCTACCAACCTGAACCTCTCGCAATATTCTCGTCGCTATATCCACGAACTTGTCGCGGAATATATCGTCGTGCGGCTCGAACAGGAGTTCCCTAGAGGCACGCCTGATTCTTTTCTCTATGACGAACATCAGTCGCCTCACGTTCACGCGATCCAGAGCCGTCGGCTTGCGCTGCAGCGTCTTTTGACCCCAGACAACGAAGTCCTGGAAGTCGGCGTATTGAACGATCGGATTGACCGCGTTCCTGTTGCCATACATGTAGTCCCTCTCTTCCAGGGTCGGACGACTGAACACGTCGGTTATGCCCGGCACCACGCCACGATTCACGCCGGCCGGAGCGAACCACGGAGCCGCCAGCGAGTCGTTTCTCGCGTACACGGCCATGATCGAGCCAGACGGCGGAACCCAAACGTCAACGTTGTTGAACGTGTCGCGAATCTTGACCCACGGCCAGTAAAGGGCAGCGAAGTCGGAATCAAACCGCGTGTTGTTGAGCGGATGAGCACCGTTCTGCCACTGCACGATCTCCTTGACCGTGAGTCCGAACGGAGCATCCACAATCGCCATGCAGTCCATTCTGTAATTCTGACAAAGATCAATCAAAGCCATCACCACACCGGTGCTGCTGTGGCCCGGAACGGCTATCAGGTCAATGTCAATTTGTTCCGGCTCGCTCAGAGCGTACATGCCGGTGTATCCGACATTGCTTCCGATGAGCAGAAGGTCCTGATCGTCCGGATCGGCGGGTATGCCGTCATTGCCGCCAACGAGGCTGTACACTCCGTCAAGCGGAGGTGATGGATTAGAGGTGTTGTCCAAGGCCTTGACGTAATCCGAAACGAGGCTCAGGAAGGTTTCCACGTAGAATCTGCTGGTCTCGTCCTTGCTCAGGTTTCCCCAAGCCTCAACCTGCACACCATTGCTGAACACCTCGAGGGAAAAATTGCCCTCTCGGATGTTGTTCTTGATCACAACTTGCGTTCCGTTTCCATCTATGCCCGGCGAGTCGGCGGTCACTGTGACTGACACGTCCCCGAACCTGTTGGTGTCGCCCCTCACGAGGCCGTACGTTGAAACGGCCGAATCGCTGCTTATGCCGTCCGGAGAAGAACCCTCGGCGGTAACGTAGTCGCCCGCATCGGAACCGGCATCAGTCGGGTCCACCAGCGGAGCGTCAAATCCAAGGAGTTCAAAAGCCGCACTCTCGTCCTTGACGAGAAGTCTGGCGTCTGCTCCTGCGTGAAGCGTGCGGAGAGACACAAAATCACCAACAGCAACCGCCTCAAATCCTCCGGGAACATTTCCGGCGTTTATTTCTGCGTTGATCGCGTCCACGACGTCAGATGCCGAAGCTGAAGTATCTGCGGCCAAGTCGTAAAGACTTACGACCTGAACGACATTGTCAATCAGAACGTTGTCGGTTCCGTCCACAACCACCTGAAGGTCGTGATTAGTCAGAGTCGTGAAGTCAAATGTGTCTTCTGCACTGCCCGTCATTTGAGCCACGGTCATTCCGGAACCAAGCCCGGTCGGACCTACGTGAACCTCGCTGCCCGGATCAACAGAGGTGGGTCCATACAACGAATCGGCAACCGAAACCAACTCTAGGCTGGCTCTTGGACCGAAAGAGAATGTAGTCCTCACGCCCAGCCTATTGTTCGTGTGGCTAGTCAGGTACTCGTAACTAACGCTTATGCCGTTATAAGGAACACTGGCTCCAACCGGAGCGGCTGAAAGGTTCGTGTTGTAAGTTAGGGTTATAACGCCCGTCGAGTTGTTTATCACTCCGGACACGGCCTTGACGGAAGGATTGTTTACAAGTGAAGTAAATTTGAACTCGCCGTCTTCAGAAACTGTGAATCTCTGTACAACGACTCCCCCGATCACAACAGTTCCTCCAACTGATCCCGCAACAATCGTATTGCCGTTGGATGATGTGGACGAAGAAGAACTAACCACAACGGTTACGGAACCCTTGTTCAATATGAAATTTGCGTCCGTATCGGTCTGGCTCGTTGATTGTATCTCGTCCTCTACCAGCGTGATTTGCTCATCTGTCGCAAAGAACTCAATTCCGTCGATTGAGGGATCAAGTTGGAGATTGAGGTCTTCGGCGAGTTGCGGAGCACTGTACCCCGAACTTTGGACGACCGGATCTGGATGATTCGCATCAGACAAGGCAACCAGCGTCTTAGAAGCAAGAATTCCGTTGAGTTTCCAACGGAAATACATATCGCTTCCCAGATTATAGGGGCCAGCGACGCTTGAAAGAATTGAAACCTCGCCGCCAGCCGAAGGAACCTCAACCTGAGCGGTCTTGGCACGCTCCCAGCTCACAGCGTCGGTGTCTGCAACGCGAACCACGTATAGTTCACTCGCCACAAGCAGATACTGCTCTGCTGCGTAAACGAGGTAAGGATCGCCCTGCTCAGGATGCGGATATCCGAATATTGTATTGAGCTGCCTTCTTGAAGAAACCACGGTCGGGATGTTGATCGGGCCCTTGCTTGCGAAGCCCACTAGTCCCGCCCTATGGAAGGACTGATCTGGAGCGATGAAGCTCAGGTCCTTCTCCGTGATGCGGACCGACGGTGAAATCAAGTTGGAGGGCGGAAAGCCCTTTAGGATTGCCATGACGTTATTCTCCCTTGTTCAATTCTTTTTTTGTTAAGTGCCGCGTTGAGATCAGGCCCATCTTCTCGGCCCTCTCCACATATTCCGTATTCCTCTCGTCTTCCAGCATATAGGTGTTGCATCCAGCCCCTATGCCTGGAACGTTCAACGTCGTAAACGCTCTGGGCGACCTTCTTGACCTGATCAGTATCTGCACCGGGCTTCTCGTCTTGTTTCTGATCTCAATCATTAAGTTGCCTTTCCACGTCTTTGACGCTGTCCTCTATCCTCGCCAAAACCTCCGTAATGTCCTGTTCCTCAACACTGTTGTGGATATCCACTTTCGTGCCCAAGACCGACTTGTTACGGACCATTGGTTGTGGTATGTATGATCTTGCGGTCAAATTAAACTCAAATTTTATGATTCTTTGGTTTTGATCGCCGGGCTCATAATCCACGTTGTTTGCCACAGAATCCAGGGACACCGAAGTCTCCCAATTGACTCCTCGCACACGTATGTATGCAACTGGAGAAAATTTTAGCATGACCTGTTCCAAAATTTGATCTATGTCCTCCATGTACATGGTCCAGGCTATGAGCGTGTATGATTTATTCACGGGAATTCCTCGCGCCACGCCGAAAACCGTGTCTCTCTCAAACTTCTCGCTGCCGTGCAATCCCGGCCTTCCTTTGGGGTCCAATCTCCTCATCAAGTCCAACGCCTTGTGATACGTGTACCTGCTTTGGTCAAACTCAATTCCCGAAGAATATATCGTCATCATGGGAAGCCTTATACGCTCCACAACCAGACTTCCATCCTTGCGTACGTTGTCCTGAAGTATCCAAGCCACGGCCCTTTCCTGAGTGCCCCATATGATCGGTACCTTGTGGGCCTTTCCATCCTCGTCCAGAACAACCAGATTGCTGAAAAGATCAAGCATTGCTTCGTCGCACCCGCGAAGACTTTTTGAATACCTGTATAAAACTTGGCGTTCGGGATTGTTTACATCTTCTACAATTTGACCCGTCTGCATGGGATCGCACTGGGCCTCTCTTCCGACGCCGACCTTGGACTTGGCGGCTCTCTCCACCCACCCTAGACCGAGGCCCTCCGGACCCGGACAATCCCTAGAGGGCCCTTCCCTGTTCCTGCTGGTCTCCGCAGGCGGTATTGAGTCGCACTCGTTCAGTTTCTTGTCCTGGTGGTTGCCGGGATTGACAGGCATGCATTTACCTCGATACAATATCTAGTTGATTATGGAAAAAATTCAGGTCAAATACCGGACGTGGCACAACGGCCAGCCCCCCAGGCCCATACGGCTTCAGATACCGGGCTGGTCCGGCAAGGACCGCGACCACGAGAACGGTGCCGAGCCCCAGCCGTGGCACTGTCCTCCTTTCGTGGAAGGAAGCACATACGGCCATGAACTCGTATATCCATACAATAGCGAGTGCCGCGTCAAAAGGATCAATGGGGAACTTGTTTTCGAAGGCGACTTCTCTGAAGA